ATAAGAATATCTTGTAATAAATTTAAAACTATCTATTGTTTCATCTTGTGAAGATTTAGCATTTGGTCTTGAATTAACACTTGTTGCAAATTTTACAATTTTTGATAATATACTTTTTTTATTTAGATTGTTAATTTCAGAATCTAATTCTTCTTCTGTATCATAATCAACTTCTGTTTCATCAACACAAACCCAATTATCAGAAAGTATTTCACCTTTAGAAGAAAGAAAATCATCTAATTCTACATTAGTATCAGCAGACATTTTAACTCCAGTTTCTTCTTCTTGAGTTTCCGCATTCATTCCTGATGTATCTACAAATTCTAAAGGTTGTATTGTTTTGAAATATAACTTTAATGATATATTGTTAATAGCTAAAATAGCGTCTAATGCTTCAATTATTTCTAATTGGTATGGTTTTATTACTATGTTGTCAAATAATAGCGTAGCAGTCTTTATTTCGTCTGCATTGTTGCCTAAACCACCATCTCCTGTTCTAATTCCTAATAACATTGGACTTGTAACTCTATGTCCTACTATTAGTTTTTCAAAACATTCTCTTGACAAATATTCGTAATGTGCAGGAGCATCATTTAAAGGTAAATCTTCAACAGTTGTTTTTGATTCAGCATTAGGATTAAAAGCAATTATTACTTTTTCACCTCTTGCACCTGTAAGTTTATTTAAAACATCACGTTTTATTTTATCACGCATCTCCTCCGTAGGTATTCCTGCATTGAAATTGATTACTTTTGTTCCGCTAAAACCGTTTTGACAATCATTAATCTGATAGTCTGCAATGTTTTCTTCTAATAAAGCATAAGGTAAAGAACCACTATAATCAATAGGACTGTAATAATCAAATCCACTTACATAAGGTTTAATAACATATATTTCAACTTCATTACCATTACCAAATCCAAAAGCAGGAATGCGTTTAGCTTCTTCAGATGGTTTCTTTTTTGTCCAATCAGGGAAATAATACCAAGCCTCAATTTGTCCTTTATCATTACATTTTTCTGCTCTTAATGTTTGCATTGGAAAGTGTAAAACTTGTTTCACTTGTTTCTTTTCCATTACAATTTGCATTGCAGCCATTCCTAATAACTTTCTTTCTAAAGCTACTTTCTTTACATCAGCATCTTTAATAAGTGATTTGAATTGAGCATACTCATTTGGTTTACGATTAGAATCTAATGCATCTAATCCTTTGCCATAAATCATATTTGTAACACCTGTTATAATAGCACCATTTGTAGCACTATAAAGATACCTATCAATTAAATATTGAAAGTAATTATTATCACTTCCATATTCTATATAATTGCTCTTTTTGTTTTCTTGAATTTGAGGACTTGTATAAGCACTTAAATTAACTATTGATATATTACTCATAAATTACAAATTCGTTGTTTGTAGTGTTTGCTACGTATTGATTTTGATTAACTGTGTATGTACTTGTTTCTTGATTTGTACAAAAAACTTTATCCTTATAAACTATTTCATTATTATTCTTAATTGAAAGATTGTAAAATGTATTTTCTTTTAAATTAAAAACAGATGTTGTTGTTAAATAATAATCTGATAAAAAGAAATCAGCAGCAATAGTTGTTTCACTTCCTGTACTTTCATTTCTTAAAACAATAGTAGTAGCTTTTAATTCACGAGGAATAAAGCTAAAAGTTTGTGCAGTATTTTGTTCTTTTAAAATTATCATAATATTTTTTTATAATAATAATTTAAACATAAAATTGTTTTGTATTATAAAGTTTTATATATTTGCAATGTATTGTGCTAGTGACTGAATGGTTTAGGTAGCCACTATTGAAAAATATAGTGGTGGTATATTGGTTCGAATCCAATCTAGTACACAAAAAAATAATTATGGAAATAGGAACAAAATATAAGTTTTGGAATAATACAACAGGAACTTTAATACAAACAAATAAAAACTTTGGTTTGTTTAGGTTTGAAGATGGTAGTCAATTTGTGTTTAACTTAAATAAATTAATGTAATGAATGAAGGACAATATAAAAAAAAGATGCAACATTTATTAGAAATAAATAATGCTTTATATAAAGAAAATCAAAAACTTAAAAAAGAATTAGAAGAAGCATTACATACGTTGAAAATAAATAAAGACTGTGTATAGGAAGCCGAATCCTATTTGATGTAACGATGTAATTATTAAGGGTAGCTAATTGCTACCCTTTTTTATTGAAAAAACTATTTAAGTGTGCGTTAAAGCATAAATAGTGTATTAAATTAAACGTAAAGAAGCAGCTACTTGATTTGAAACTTTACCCACAATATCTAAAAAATCTTTAGCTTCTGCTGCCCTTACTCTAAACATTTTTTCAGCATCAGGAATACCTAATTCTTTTGCTTTATTTGCTGCATCAATAGACATACTTAATCCTTTTTGATAATCAGCAGTTAATGCCAATAATCCTTCAGATATTTTTAAACCTTGAGCTATTAAATTTCTTTGTTTAGATAAAGCACCATCTAATATTTTTTCAATATCATCAGTTAAAGCTAATTCAACTTTTTGAGTAGCTAATTCTGTTTTGAATAATGTATCCATTACTCTTTTTAATTCACTCATTTTTTTATATTTTTAAAAGTTATTGTTTAAAAAAAGGGATTTACTTTTACCATAAACCCCTTTAAAAAAACAAACAAACAAAATGTTATGCTACAGAACCTTCAACAATAGGAGTTGGACTTCCTGTGAAAATAGTACCTGGCAATGGTCCAGTTACAAAATTAGCAAATATAGGTTCCATTCCTTGAAATTCCATTTTATAAGATGAAGCATCACCCATTGCAGCACCAGTAGAAATAGTAGCAGTTACTAAATCCATTCCTTTAGTCAAACCTGACATAAAGAAATTACCGTTGTTATCTTATATAATAACTTGTGGTCTACCATAAGCCAATAATTTAAGTTGCTTGTTGTCAGCAATAGTTAATTTATTAAAACTTAAAGATAATTTTTGGTCAACAAATGTAGTACCGTTATCTCTTGAACTTGTTAAAGTTTGTTCAAAAGTTGAAGTTCCTCTTAATTCATATTTGTAACCTACTGCCGCTCCAGCTAAAGCAGTGATAACTTCTTCTTGTCCAGCACTTCCTGAATAAGTAACTCCTGTAACATCACCCCAATTAATGAAGTAAACCGCTCTTAATCCACCGATTGAATTTTTACATTGTTCGGCTCTTCCTAATGTTATATCGCAAGGCATAATTTTATATTTTTAAAGTTAAAAAAAAAGGGATGGCATTTTACCACCCCTTATTAATATACGTTACTAATTATTAGTTAGCAGCGTTTGTAATACCATAAGTAGTAATATCAGAAACATTACCGTATTGAACCGCAGCAGTAAAACGCATTACAACTCTAACGTTTTGTGAACCATCTACTGGAGACATATCAATAACTTGTACTTCGTTTTGGTCATTCAATAAACCTGTACCAAAATAAAGGTTAGATTTTTGAGCAGCTATAGCAACAGTTGGAGCTAATCCATTTGCAACAAATATTTTGATACCATCAAAAGAAAGTGAACCGTTGTTATACCATTGTGTTCCCATTGCGTTAGTACCATTAGCACCTAATCCACTTGCACCAAAACCACCTAAAGCTCTAACGTAAGCTCTTGCAGTTGCTTGAGAGATGTATAGGTACAAATCTTCTTTACCGTACAATGCAGCAGGAATAGCATCTACTAATTTACCAAGTTCAGCAACAACAGTAGAAGCAGCAGTAATGTTAGTTGAAGTAGCAGCAACTTCTTGAGTAGAAGGTAAACCAGCATCAGCAGTAAGCAATGCAGTAAAACCATCAAATTCTCCAGCGTTAGCAGTTACACCTTTCCAGATGTTGTTTTCAATTTTTTCAGCAACTTTAGCAGCAACGTGAGAAATTAAATAATCAGCAAATGTTGGAGGCAAAGAATCAAAAGCAGAATAACCTTGTTGAATTGCCATCCAAGTTTGATGAAAATCTTTTTTACAAAGTTGTAAATTTACTTGAAATTCTTCAGGAGTAATAATTTTTTCAGCAATAGTAATAGTAGAAGTAGCACTAAAATCACAAGTTGCATTGGCAACAATAGCATCAGTGTTAATTCTGTTGATTACTTGCTTGAATTTGATATTAGGCAATACTTCAATACCACCATTTGCAATAGTAGAACCAGAAAGTAATGCAGCAGAAATATATTTTCCTGCAAATTCTCCAGCATAAGTAGGAGAAGTAATTGTTGTTGTAGTAGGCATAATTTAAATTTTTTTAGTTAAAAAGTTTTGCCATAACTATATCTTGTGTAGTCATTTGGCGATTAGTTGATATTTTATTTAATTTTAATTCAGATTTAACT